AACTACAAGGCCAACATTCGATGTCATTATTTCTCCACAGGGTGGTCATGGAGCAGACATTTATAAAGAATTGGGAGCAAAAAATGTTCTCATGTATTCTAGATTTGAGAATGACATTCAAAATCCCGACTTTATCACAGGAAATCAAATTGCAAGAGTTGGTATCGTAGAGAAACCAAGCACTTTTGGGACAAATACTCCTCTTACTGTAGATAAAGCAAGTGCTGTAACTGCTCTTAAATTGACTGGAATTGGATATAGTTCTGCTAGTTATGATGCGGATTCATTTGTAACTCAAACAGTTGCAACTGGAACTACTGCTGTTGCTAAAGTTGTAAGTTATGATCAATCTACTGGCGTTTTAAAAGTATGGCAAGATAGGTCACAATCTGGTTTCAATACTGTTGGTGCTGCAATTACAAATCCGCAGTATGGATTTGATCAAGTTGATTTTACTTCATCACCGACTGGAGAAGGTTCTCTGAAAATTATTGGGGGAACTGTCGCAGAAGGGTTATCCATTGATAATACTTTTACGGGTTTATCAACCGTAATAAATAATAGAACATTCTACCTTGGTCAATCATTTACTAATGGAATTGCAAACCCTGAGGTTGCAAAATACTCTGGAAACATCATTTATGTTGACAATAGACCATCCGTGACAAGATCAACCAATCAAAAAGAAGACATCAAGGTTATATTACAATTCTAAGGAATTATGTCGCAAATCACAAATCTCAACGTTGCCCCTTATTATGATGATTTTGATCCTACGGACAACTATCACAGAGTATTGTTTAAGCCTGGGTATCCAGTTCAGGCGAGAGAATTAACGACGCTCCAATCGATTCTACAGAATCAGATTGAGAGATTTGGACAGCACTTTTTTAAAGAAGGTGCTAAAGTAATTCCCGGGAACACCGCATATAGTAGGAATTACTTTGCAGTAGAACTAAATACGACACATCAAGGTGTTCCTATTGATGCATATCTCGATCAATTAATTGGTTTAAAGATTACCGGAAGAACTTCTGGTGTTACGGCAATTGTCAGTAGTATTCTGACTTCTTCGGATTCTGAGAGAGGAAATCCTACTCTTTATTTGAATTACCTTGGTTCAAGCACACAAAATAATGAAACACAAGTATTTGCCGATGGCGAAATTCTGAGTGCAGAGGGAGATATTGTTAGTGGACTTCTAGGAAATGAAGTCATTGCAAGTGGAGAAGCATTTGGATCAACAATTGCAACTAGTGCGACTTCAACTGGTTCTGCATTTTCAATTTCTAATGGAGTTTACTTTATAAGAGGACAGTTTGTAAATGTTGAAGATGAGACTCTGATTCTAGATCAGTATACAAATTCACCCTCCTATAGAATTGGCCTTTACATTAATGAAGTTATTGTCACTCCAGATCAAGATGAGACCCTGACGGACAACTCTCAAGGGTATAATAACTATGCTGCACCAGGTGCAGATAGACTTAAAGTTAGCGTTTTTCTCTTCAAGAAGTCTTTGACTGACTTCAATGACGAAAACTTTGTAGAACTTGCCACTGTAGAGAATGGCATCTTAAAAACTGTTAGAAATTCTTCCCAATATAGTGTCATCAACGATGAACTTGCAAGAAGAACTTATGATGAGTCTGGAAATTACTATGTAAAACCATTTGATATTATTGTCAAAGAATCTCTGAATGATGGAGAAGGAAATAGAGGTCTTTTAGAAGCAGATCAAGTAACCTCAGGAGGTTCAGTTCCATCTGACGATTTGGCTCTATATCAAATTTCTCCAGGAAAGGCCTATGTAAAAGGATATGAAATTGAAACGGTAGGATCAACTTTACTTGACTTACCAAAACCAAGAACCACAAAAACAATTGATAACCAGTCAATTTTTTATAACACGGGTTCAACTCTCAACTTGAACAGAGTGTATGGAGCACCTCTGGTTGGTGTAGGCAATACTTATATTTTGAGTTTAAGGGATGAAAGAGTTGGATCGGTTGATGGTGCAGTCGGTGCTGCTCAAACAGAACCTGCTGGTGCTGAAATTGGTGTTGCTAGAGTCTATGACTTTAGATTAGAGTCTGGTTCATACAATATTTCAAATGGAGATTTGAATGAGTGGAATATCTCTTTATTTGATGTTCAAACAATTACTAAGATTACTCTGAATGAAAATACTACATTAACAACTCCAACATTCGTAAAAGGCACCAATAGTGGAGCAACTGGATTCTTAAAAAATAGTATTAGCGACAGTAATGTCATTGAACTATATGATACTTCTGGTGAGTTTATCAGATATGAGGGGTTTGAGTTTGATGGCCTTGAAAATGGAAGAGTTGCTACAGCAATCACTTCTTATGGATTGTCTGATGTTCAATCAATCTACGGTAAAGTTGGAGTAGGAACGACTTTTGCTGCCGACGTTATTCCTTCAACCGATTCCACAATAGGCATTGCCACAATTTCTACGGTGAATGCAAGTGGAGAGAGTACAGTAATCTCAGCAAATCCACAGTTTCCTGGACTGGTTAGTGTTGGTGATCTTGTTAGTTATACAAGTACTGACATTAATCAAAGTTTTACGGATCCTGTTTTTGCTACAGTTCAAACGGTCAATGATGCAAGTATTGTCATTTCTGGTGTTACAACTGTCACTGGGATTTGTGAAGGAAGACTGCCAACAACTGGAACAAGAATTGAAGTAACTGATTTTAAAGTTCTTGGAACTAAATTATCAACATCAAGTGATAGCACTTTATATACAGCATTACCTAAAGAGAATGTTTCTTCTCTTGCATTGAATGATTCATTCATCAATCTTAGAAAGTATGAGACAGTAAACATTGCAGACAACGAATTGTCTGCTGTGGTTACTTCTGGCACAAACGAAACATTCTTGCCATTTGATGAAGAGCGATATTCTCTTATTAGATCTGATGGAACTACAGAAGTATTGACAGCAGACAAGTTTGCTTTAGCAAATAACAATACGGAACTTCAAATTTATAATCTTGGAAGTGATGACACTGGAGCACAGTTAATCTATACAGTCAAAAAACTCAAACCAGTTGCTAAGAAAAAGAAGAAAAATAGAGTAAATTCCCTTATTATTGATAAGTCAAAATTAGTTGCTTCGGGTGTTGGTGCAACAACACTTAATGATGGACTCACATATGGAAATTATGCATTTGGAACAAGAGTTCAAGATGAAAGAATTTCTTTAAATGTTAGTGATGTCATTAGCATTCAGGCAATTTATGAATCTGCAGATACTTCTCCAGCGTCTGCTCCGACTGTTATTTTAGCATCTCTCTCTGGTCCTCAAGGAAAGACAAGTGATCTCTTGATTGGTGAAAAATTTAGAGGACTTACAAGTGGTGCTGTCGGTGTAGTCGCGGAAAAATTAACTGATACTAAGATTTCATATATTTCAAAAAATACCAACTCCCTTATTGAAGGGGAGACTGTTATCTTTGGCGAAACAGGACTTGATGCCACTGTTTCTGTTGTGGATGAACCAAGTTTTAATATATCTAAAAACTTTAAGTTCAGCACTGGACAGAGAGGGTCATTCTATGGCGATTCATCTATAGTAAGAAAAGATGGAATTGATTCTCCAACCAGACAACTGAAAGTATATTTCACCAATGGTTATTTTGAAGCAGCGGATACTGGAGACATAATTACTGCTAATTCATATAGTGAATTTGATTATGTAAAAGATGTTAGATCTATTGATGGCCATAGAAATACTGATATTATTGATATCAGACCAAAGACTTCTAATTATACTGTAACTGAGGGGGCAAGATCTCCATTTGAATTCTACGGAAGAGTATTTAATGGAGCAGGAAATTTCTCAAGTGTGCTTTCTTCTGATGATGCATTTGACGTATCATTCTCATTCTATCTTCCAAGAATTGATAGAATTTTCTTAACTCAATCTGGCAAGTTCCAGGTTCAGTATGGAGTCCCATCTGAAAAGATTGAAAGACCTTTGGCTGTTGATGATGCTATTGAAGTAGCAACTGTTACCCTTCCACCGTATCTTTACGATACTTCTCAAGTCAAATTAGATTTCTTACAACATAAGAGATATCGCATGTCCGATATCAAAAATCTTGAGAATAGAATTAGAAATCTTGAGTATTACACTGCTCTTTCTCTGCTTGAGACCAATACTGCAAACTTCTTTATTCCCGATAGAGACGGTCTTAATAGATTCAAGTCAGGATTCTTTGTTGACAATTTCACATCTCTGAACGCACAAGAAGAATCAGTTCCATTTAAAAATAGTTTAGATGCTGAATTAAAAACTTTAAGACCACAGCACTATACAAATGCAATTGATTTAATTCAGGGCCCAGTAGTAAATGTAAATGTTGGTGCTGATTTGTCAGTTGAGCAACCAGAAGGAGTCAATGTAAGAAAGTCTAATGATGTTATTACTCTAGACTATGCAGATGTTGAGTGGCTTAAACAATCATTTGCTACAAGAACTGAAAGTGTAACTCCTTTCTTGGTAAGTTTTTGGCAAGGAACTCTTGAATTGACTCCAGCATCTGATACTTGGGTAGATACTGTAAGACTTGAAGCGAAAATTATTGATGTTGAAGGTGACTATGAAAATGTAATGGCAAGAGCTGTTGAGGAACATGGTGTTGATCCGCAGACAGGTTTTGCTCCAGCGATTTGGAATGCCTGGGAAACCAATTGGACAGGTAGAGAAGTAACTCAAACAACAAGAATTAGAGGGACAAATAATCAATCATCTGTCAATATTCAAGGTCCTGGCGGTAGAAATGTTTACAGAACCTGGACTAGAACTGTCAATCAAAATGTCATTGAAGAAACCTATAGACAGACAAGAGAAACTGGTGTAATGTCCAGAACTGGTTCTAGAACCATTGTTACTGAGCAATTCGATAGAACTTCTGTTGGCGATAGAGTTGTAAGTAGAAATGTTGTTCCTTACATGAGGTCTAGAAATGTTCAATTTGAGGCTAAGAAACTCAAACCACTGACAAGACTTTACGCATTTTTTGATAGTGCTAATGTAACTAAGTTCTGTGTACCCAAGTTGCTGGAAATTTCCATGACTTCGGGAACTTTTGAAGTTGGAGAAACTGTTGTTGGTTCTATAATCAATGCAGGAACTGGACCCCATAATACAAATTCGCCAAGAATTACATTCAGAGTTGCTCAAGCAAATCATAAGTCTGGTCAATATGATTCTCCAGATAGAGTATATCGTTTTAGTCCATATAACTCACAACCATTACCTGAAGCATATTCATCAACATCCACGATTCTTAATGTAGATACATTCTCTCTCGCAAACCAACCACAAGGAGATTTCTTCGGTTATGTCGAGAGAAACATGACTCTTGTAGGCAAAACTAGTGGGGCTCAAGCAACAATCACCGATGTAAAACTCATCTCTGATATTACATCATCACTTCAAGGAAGTTTCTTTATTCCTGATCCAAATGTAAGCACGAATCCAAGATTTGAGACGGGAACAAGAGTTCTCACATTTGTCAACAGTAGCACTAACAATCAAGAAACTGCAACAACAATTGCAGAGGAGGGATATGTATCCAGTGGAACTATCGAATCTATTCAAGAAAGTATCGTTTCTGTCAGAAATGCTAGAATTCAGAACAAACTTGAATTTGATAGTAGATCAGTTTCTAGAACAACTGGAACTCAGTTAGTTAATAGTCGCACAATTCTTAGTCATCCAATTCAACAAAGAGTTCATTATTGGTACGATCCACTTGCACAGTCTTTCTTGGTAGACGATGATACTGGAATTTATCTCACCAAGTGCGATATCTTCTTTAGATCAAAAGATGATTCTGATGTTCCAGTAACTCTTCAAATCAGGACTATGAATAATGGTCTGCCAACTCAGAAAATTCTCCCATTCTCTGAAGTAACTTTAGACCCAGATCAGGTCAATATTTCTGGTGATGGATCTGTTGCAACTACTTTTGAGTTTAAAGCACCAGTTTACTTAGAGGGTAGAGGAAAAGATTATGCTATCTGCGTCGCATCAAATTCTACCAAATATAGTGTATATGTTTCAAGGGTTGGTGAAAATGATCTTCTCACCAATACATTTATTTCTAATCAACCATATCTTGGTTCATTATTCAAGTCTCAGAATGCATCTACTTGGGAACCAAGTCAGTGGGAAGACCTTAAGTTTACTCTTTACAGAGCAGACTTTATTGAGAATGGTTCTGTAGAGTTCTACAATCCACAACTTAAAGAGGGTAATGGACAAATTCCTACCCTTCTTGGCAATGCACTTTCCATGAACTCTAAGAAAATTAGAGTTGGTCTTTCTACGACATTCAATGATCCAGATTTGACAATTGGCAATACGGTTATCCAGATTGGCTCAGATGCTACCGCTAATTTCGTAGGAACTGCAGGAACTGCTGTTGGAAATATGAATGTGATCAATGCTGGTATTGGTTACACTGGACCATTTACATATACTGGTGTTGCTCTCACTACAGTAACTGGAAATGGTAGAAATGCCACAGCAGATGTTCAAGTGACTTCTGATGGAACTATCGGATTTGCTACAATTTCAACTCCATCTGGAGGTGGTTCTGGTTATCAAGTTGGTGATGTTTTGGGAATCACTACCATTGGAACTAATAATCTTGGTGCTGGAGCTAGACTCTCTATAACATCTATAGGAAGCAGCAGTGAACTGATTCTCGATAATGTCCAGGGAGACTTCCTCACTGGTGTTGGTAATACAATTCAGTTTATTAATAATTCTGGTGTCACAACAACACTAAATTACTCTTCTGGTGGTCCTATTGGTCCATGGACAAGACCAACAGAAATTACCGTTGAAAATGATGGACTTCATTTCAAAGTTAACCATAAGAATCATGGAATGTATGATGATGGCAATACGGTTACTATCTCTGGGGTCGCGCCAGATACAAAACCAACTAAATTGACTACAGCATATACTGCAGATTCTACTGGGGCACTTTCAGTAGATAACGGTAGTTTGTTCCAGCAATTTGAGAGCGTTGGTGTTGGAACTACAAATGTTGGTTATCTTCTGATTGGAGATGAAATTATAGGATTTACAACAGCAACTTCTGGTTCTATCGGAGGAACAATTACTAGAGGTAGCGATCCTAAAGATTATCCTGTCGGAACTCCTGTTTATAGATATGAACTTAATGGAGTTTCTCTCAGAAGAATCAATAAGTCGCATGAACTTGCAGATTCTACTGTTGCTGATTCAATTGGGTATGATCACTATAGATTGAAGATTGATATGTCTGCTGATGGTGCAGATAGAACTGCCTCATCTGGATGGCCAAAACTGTTTGTGAGGGAAAACAAGTCTGCTGGTGGATTTGGTATCAAGGCAACACAAAATATGCCTTATGAAATTATTACACCAATTGTTCAAAATATTACTCCAGAAGGAACTAATATTTCGGCAACAATTAGAACAGTAACTGGTAAGAGTTTGAGTGGAAATGAAATTTCATTCCTTGACAATGGTTTTGAGTCAATTTCTCTAAACAAACCAAATTATCTGTCATCTACACGAATTATTACTTCTGATGTCAATTCAGCAAATCTTCTGACATCTCTTCCTGGAAACAAAGCATTTAATATGAGTCTTCAATTATCCACCACGGATAGTCGCTTGTCGCCCGTAATTGATGGCCAAAGAGTTAGTACTATTTTGACTTCAAATAGAGTCAATAGTGTTATTGAAGATTTTGCGACGGACTCAAGAGTTTCTGGTATTGAGGGAGATCCTTCTTCATTCCAGTACATCTCTAAAGAGATGGGTCTTGAGAATGCAGCAACTTCAATTAAGATTATTACTTCTGCTCACATGAATCCATATACTGATATTAGAGCATTTTATGCTCTCGGTAATGATTCTGGATTTGATCCTATCTTTGTTCCATTCCCAGGATGGGATAATCTAAATGATAAGGGAGAAATCATCAATCTTGAAGATTGTAATGGAAAATCTGATTCATATGTTGAGTTGATTCAGGCAACTGTTGGTGAAATTGCCGATTCTTTCCAAGATTTCACCTTTACGAGAGATAATCTTCCATCATTCAAGCACTTTAGAATCAAACTCGTAATGACTTCTACAAGTCAATCATATCCACCTTCTCTTAGAGATCTTAGAGTTATCGCTCTGGCATAATTATGAACGAATACGTAAAAGTAAAGGATCACCTGAGTTTAGTCAGGGATCCTCGAACCAATGCAATACTCAACACTAGCAAGTCTGAGTATGATGAATATATGAAGGCAAGAAAGAAAAATGCCTCAAAAGCAGAACGAGTTGAACAACTTGAAACTGATGTCAACGATATTAAAAATGATTTGAGTGAAATTAAGTCTCTTTTGCTAGACCTGGCAAGAAAACAAGACTAAATATCAGTATAAGGAGAAATGTGTAAATGGCACAACCATCTACTAGGCAGGAGCTTATAGACTACTGCAAAAGACAACTTGGATATCCTGTTCTTGAAATCAATGTGGCTGATGAGCAGATTGATGACCTGGTAGATGACGCCATTCAGTTTTTTCAAGAAAGACATTTTGATGGTGTATACGAAACATATTATAAGTATAAAATTACTCAAAGTGATATTGATAGGGGAAGAACTAGAGGTGGTAGTAACACCGCAGTAGGTATTGCTACAACTACAGCATCAGTAACAATTGCAGGAGATAGTTCTGCTACTACTTTTACTTTTGAAGAAAATAGCAATTATTTACAAGTTCCGCCAAATATAATTGGTGTTACTAAATTGTTTCATTTTGATGGGACAAATACAGTAACGAACAATATGTTCAGTGTTAGATATCAAATGTTCCTTAATGATATCTACTATTGGGGCGCAACTGAGATGTTGACCTATGCAATGACAAAGACATATTTGGAAGATATCAATTTCTTATTGACAACTGATAAACAAATACGATTTAATAAGCGACAAGACCGATTATATTTGGATCTTGATTGGGGTTCTGTTAATGCTGATGATTATCTTATTATCCAATGCCATTCAACATTAGATCCAAATGATTATGCTAGAGTTTGGAATGATTCATTCATCAAACCATATCTCACCGCTTTAATTAAGAGGCAATGGGGAATGAATATGATGAAGTTTACTGGAGTTAAACTTCCAGGTGGTGTTGAATTAAATGGTAGACAAATGTATGATGATGCAGAAAAAGACTTAGAAAAAATAATGGAGAAGATGTCAAATACATATGAACTCCCACCATTCGATATGATCGGTTGATATTATGGCATTAAATCCTTTCTTTCTTCAAGGTGCTCCATCAGAACAGAATCTGATTCAGGACTTAATTAATGAACAACTTCGTATGTA